CCAAGCTTCGTTAAGGATCAGAGATGCAAAGTACATCTTCCAACCAACATAACCACGCTGGCCGAGCGGGTCAGACTTGGTGCGCTTGCCAGGATTCTCTACCCACGGAGAGAGCGAGCCAGGCCCACGAAGTGGTACACTAGCGAAGCAATTCTCAGACAGGTAAACAATCGGGTACACATCAACATTAGTGCCATCACTGGCAGTCATGCCGTTGAGTGTGGTTGAGCCTGCACCATACCACGGGATCAGAACAGGAGAAACGATGTAACGAACATCTTCCTTCTTACCCAATTCCCAATTATGCAGAAGCGCGCCAGATGCATAATTTTCTGCTGGAGTAAAGCCAGGAAGGTTGCGGATATCGGTCTCACAATCTGAGTGGCACACGGCAACAAATGACGGGGCGACCGGTTCTGTCGAGAAGCCAGGTCCAGCCGCCAGCTTACGCGTTATCTTCATAGCGCGCTGATTCTTCATCGACTTGGTAACCTGCCGCTGAAGGTTCAGGCCGAGCTTGTCGTTAACTTGCGTACGAGAAGTTGGCGATGCAGTGGTGGAACTGTAGAAAACATTAGTGCCGGCGATCAGGGTTGCCCAAGTGATACGCTCCTTGGTTTCCCCAATCTGGCGGGACATAGCTTCTACAGCATCATTTAGAACGGGATCCTCAGCTAGATCTTCGATCCGGTCAGAGATCTCAACAAGATCCCCATACTGACCTATAGTAACCGATAAATCCTCATAACGCATCTTCTTGGGAGCGGGCGTGACTCCTTCCTGAAGCTGGGTCAGGCTGATCGGGAACGGTACCGGCCGACGAATTGACATAGTATCGGCAGTATTAGCTGGTAGCGGCTTTACTTTGGCAAAATTGTCGAGCACAATGATCGGTTCAATGTACTCCAACATCGTGCCTTCGGCATAAACCGCAGTACGCTGGCTAATATCACCGTAAGTAGTTGCAACGGACATATATTAACTCCTTTTTCTCTGCTTGGTGTATTTACCGTTAGGCCCCCAAAGTAAATTCCAATCCTGCTCGTATGAAAGATTACTAGTATCAGACGGCTTACTAACTATGCGAGAAGGTTTGACCCCCACAGCCTGCTGTCTAGTACTCTCTCTACGACTACGGATCTCATCTCCTTTGGGAGAGTGATCTGATTGAGACTCATTACCCATAGAAGCAACAGCAGCTTTATACTCCTGATCATACTTCTGAAGGATAAGGAAAGCTGTGTCAGCATCCTTCGCCTGCGTGTAAAGATTGTATATACCCGGCTCCTCTACCCTCTTGATAGATAGCCAAGCTTTAAAATCTTCTGACTTTATAATATCGGCGGCAGTTAAACCATCTTCAGAAAACAGATCTGCTGCTTTATCCTCAAGTCGGTTCCATTCCTGCGTTTTGCTTGACACTTCTCGGTCTCTTTCAAGTTTACCGAGCCTCTCATCGATCAATTCCTGCATTTGCTTTTTAGTGAGATCACTCTGGTATTTTGCAATCTCTTCAATGATTTCAGCAGCCGCTGGATTTTTTTGCTTGAGCGCCTTTACTTTATCAGGTAGCTCACGCTCTTGTGCCGGGGCAGTTTCCTGCCGAAGCGATGTTGGAGCCGTTGGCTCCTGCTTTACTCTAGACCCATTGCTATATAACTGCTGTATAAGTAGGTCTTTAGAGTTTAATTGGCGATGGAGACTGGATGTTCTACCGTCTGCCGTCTTGAGTGACTGAACGATCTTGCGCGCTTTTTCCTTCAGTTCTTCAGATGGCTGACTATTTACGAACTCCCTGTACTCGTCGTCCTTGGTTTTTTGCTTAGGTTCTTCTATTTCTTGTTTTGTACTTTCTCTATCTTCTGAGGCATCTTTATCATGAGCCTGCTCATTGTCTTCTATTGCATCATCGCTATGTTCGATAGCATCCTTTTTATCTTCAAGCTCAGTTTCTGGCTCATCAGCAAAAGCAGCTTTATTACCAAACTGCTTATTCCACTCATCTACATAGCTTTGATCTAATGCCTCTTTAGTCATTGCGTCCCTCCGGGATGGCTAGGTTTACTTCTAGTGCCTTTAGTAGTGTAACTAATTCTGCAAAGCGTCCTCTGAGAATATCCGTACTATCTTCGTCAAGTCTTGGGGATACTATTTTTTTGTATATCTCTTTCTTTCTATGCTCGACGTACTTTACCACTATATCTTTATCTATTCTTTGATTCATCAGATTCCGCTTCCCTCGGTTAACTTTACTGCGAGTTCAGTATTAAACTTGTCAACATCTATTGACTTTAATTCTCTAGCTAAATCTTGTCTACTCTCCTCTATATTAAAGTCAAAGTCCATTTTCCGGAGATCAAGATCCTCCTTTCGCTGGAAAGTGAGCATTGCCGTTTGTAGCTCCATCTGCTTTTCTAACTGCCGTGCCTGTAGCTCTGCTACTTTTAACTGAAGCTCCATCTTACGCAATTCAAGTTCTGCCGTGGACAGCTGCAACTTAACCTGTGCATTTTGCTGCTCAATCTGTAGCTTGGCTTGCATTTCCTGCTGGCGAGATTCCTCACGCATCATAACAGCTTGCGCCTGCACCATCTGCGGATCAGGTGCCGCACTAGCTTGTGCTTCTTGCTGTTCCTGCATCTTTTTATCAACTTCACGGGAGGATCTTAGCAGCATTGGACCAGCCCTTGTAGCGGCAACCCATCTTCTAAATGCTTCCGCCTCATTAATCTGAACCATGTACTCTGGTTTCTGGGAAGCCATTGCTAAAATTCTTTCTATATCTTGGGCTAGAATCTGATTATCAATACGTTCAGTTGCCCCTCCGACCGATACTTTGAAGTTTCCTTTTATCCCGGGATCATCGCTGTACTGCATATTATAGTGTACCCAGCGATTTATCAGCGGGATTGTCATATTATCATCCCAATGCTGGCTGAGCTCTCTTTGATGTACATTAGCCTCAGTGAGAACCATACCCATATTCATAGCCGGTACATTGGCTTGTGGTTCTGTATGCGCTTGTATCATAGGGCTCTGGGATTCTATGTCAGCGAACTGCATAGCAGAGTCTATGATATTCATGAGGGATGCTTGATTATTTGGTATGTTTACGAACTGGAATGCACCATTTACATCAGTGGCATACTCTGTCATGTACCAAATCTTCATAGATTCTATTTCCCACTTGCCATTAGCGGGTTCTATAGCATCTCTATTCACGACAATCTGGGGCCCTGCTGAAAGGCCTGCGTTATCAAGAAGCATTGCATAGGTCGATTCAACAACCCTTTGCTGATCAGCCCTCATGTAAGGCATTCCGTGGCCAAACACAGAGGCGTCATCCTGCTCCCATACGGCCAAATGGTATGGAATAGTATCATCCCCATCCAATAGGGCCATAGACACACGTATAACAACTCCTCTGACCACAAATACTTTACCAAAGTACTCTTTTAACTGATCGTCTTTTTCCTCCCTGCTTATATATCCCATCATGTGCAGAACATCTTTTGGTAAAGCACCATGGTATTCTTTAACTAGATACTTATTACTAAAGTCAGCATCACCATTTCGCGAGGTAAAAAGACCGCTCGTAGATTGCAGCCGATTCCCATCTGGCTCCATCATAATTGCAACCTTTATGTTGCTAGTTAAGTACTGAGGATTATTGGCTAAGCGAATTAAATCACGCTTGCCCATTGGGTGAACCTCAAAGCAATCTTCAATATCTTCTGGCATAAGCGCGCCAGGATCAGGATAGAATAATCTAGGGTCTACGCAATAAACCTCTGGCATTGTTATGCGTTCTATCACAAGATCAGACTGGAGGCCCCCGTCTGAATCCTCATAGTGGTTATACATCTTGGAATTCTTAACTTCCTCCTCTGGCCCCTTGAGTATACCAGTCCCTAGTATAGCCCAATCTCTCATAGCCTGCCGTGCTTTTTTACCGTACCGGCTAATAGATAGCTGGTTTCTAATAAGGGTTTGCATGCGAAGAGCTTTTTCACGCTCCTCATTAATTTCCGATTCAATGGTAGCCACCTGATTTTGCTCTTGAGGAGGCTGTTGTAATTGAATGGCCTGATCAGGCGGTAGTGGCGCATTAGGGTCTTCAATAGGAACTTGTGGCTGCTGCTGAGCAATAGCCGCATCAGCAGCAATCTCTTCAAGCTCAGGATCTATCAGCGCTTCTATAGTGAAATTATAATCGCCACCTAGCGGGAACTGGATATCCCTCATACGAGAAACAGCTAAGTTTGTCGGGCTTCTTGTTATATTTGGTTTTGGTATTCTTCGGGCAGATAAAGGCTCTGCCATCTTGCCCTTTTCTTTTAAGCTCTCACTGACTCCGTTATACTGTAGTAAAGCCTTAGCCCACTCTTGCTCTTTTTCAGTTCTCTTACTAAGGTACTTTCCGAACTTTGCCTCAAGCTGTTGTCCCAAAACTTCCAGAGCACGCACCTTGTTTAAGCGATTTTCTTCCTCTGAAATAGGTTCATCTTCAGGCACAAAGCCCTCTTGAGAATCATTAGTTTCAAGTAACTCCTCATCAGATACATGAGTAAATGGCATTAGAAATAACTCCTAGCCCCAGCTATCCGCCGGTGTGTGTTTCTAGTAAATTCCAAGGACTTGCCGTGCTTTGGCCCTGAAATGACACCATATCTACAACAGTCCATCAAGTGATCATCCTTTTTTACGATTATTCCATTGTCATTTCTTCTGTACTTTCTATATTCCTTCAAGAATTCTTCTGTATTAGAGTTCCACAAAACTTTTAATCTACCTGAAGAAAGCCTGCCCCATACAGCTGCTATGCCAGACTCAACATCATTATCCGCAGTAACTAAATCTAGCCCTGCTTGCCTATAAAGCCTGAGTAGTTTATCGCCATCGCGCTGCGATCCTATATTTGAAGCAGGATCAATTACCCCACGTAATTTCATTGGAGGATCTTTTGGATCTCTCTGAAAAATATGTGCGGCGTGTAGCTCTGGCTCTTTTTTGCCCTGCTTGTAAGCATCATAAATGTATATTAAATCTGCTGAGGTGTCGTGTGCAAACCAAAGTACCGCCGTATCTCGCCACCCAACATCCATCGCATACCATCTACGCCAAGAATCCTTCATTTCAATAGAATGTTCTAAAACAAATTGCGATTCAGGTATTGGATATATGCTACCAGACCCTAATGTAGGTTTTCCCTCGGATCGCGCCTCAATTAAGTGTGGTGGCGTACTATCTTTAATAGCTTTCATTTCATCCTCATCTAAATGAGGAGCATGCTTCCATCCAGCATTAACTATGTACCTAGCCATTACTTATCTTCATGTTCTGTGTATGACGATGAGGTATCTTGAAACTGCACTATAAAATCCGTCAGTCCCTGCATTGGCGTTAGTGTAGACATTATTATACCCTTTGTTGTCATAGTTCTTAATAACGCCTCGTTATAAACATCATTAGGTGGTTCCTCATCAAACCAGATTCCATGCTTAGCTGTTCCCTCAAATGCACGCCTCTTCTGATCGTACGTCTTAAATCCTATCCTGCTAGTTCCTCCGGTAGGTACGTGCCTAACCCATACCTCATCTACGGCATTAGCAGTACCATGCTTGGGTGTACTTTTAAGTATGTACTCCCGCGCAATCATGCCGCTTCCAATTTCATTCGGCATACCGAGTAACTCTTTCTGTGGAGCATCTCGGGTCGTTACGGTAGTGCTGCCAGCTACCCACCATTCTGTAGGAGATTTAAATACTCTGCCCTCCCACCAATCAGGGTATACCCCTGTGGCATGGCAGGCAACTTCGTAAGCCCCTGCCAGAGTTTTACCAACTCTGTTTGCAGCAAGAAATAACCTTTCCTTATATAATGCTCCAGATCTAAAAAACTCCATGTGCCTTGTATACTTGTCGTACGATAGAGGGCCTTCCTTCGGAAAGATTTTATACAGATGCCCTCCGAACTTTTCTATCTCCTGCTTCCTTTTAAGTATACGTAAAAGGGAAGCTTTTTGCTTTGGAGATAACTTACTTGCGTCAATTAGAGGTGAGTGAGACATTATCAAAAGCCTTTAATTGCTCGTCAATATCAACCTCATTCTGATAGTCTTCCTCATCAGTTTCATCAGAAGTAGAAACCTTATCGTTCCAATTAAACCTATTCTGCATGTTAATCTTATATAGGTTGGCATTAAATCCCTGTGTCGTTAGATTCAACCGCCCTTGCTTCATCCACCACGCTTTAGATAATGTCTTACCAAACTG